TAATGTTCTGAGTGAACCAATAATTTCTTGGTCAATCTCAACAACGATTTCTTGTGCTAACGCCTGCATAATTTCTGCTTCAACGTCTACACCATGCATTGCTTCTGCATCTTGTGCCGCTTCGAATGTCCATCTAGCACTTAAACGTCTTGTCTTTGCTTCGACAGTTTCTTTTAAGATTTGGATTGACATTTTTCTACCTGCTGAACCTTCAGCAACTGCTGTTGCGTCTGGGCTACCTGCATAAGTAGAAGCAAGTTTAAATGGGCTAAGAGCCTCATCACCTGCTGTTGCGCCACCACCTGATTCCGCATAACGGACTCTTAGTGTGTGGATTTGTCCTACTGGACCAGTCATAGGCTGAACGCCTACTAGTTCGTTAGCAATAACTGAAGGCATAACCCTTCTAATTAAAGGTAACATAACTTTGTTTAATGTTGCTACTGAGCCTGCACCTGTGGCACCTGCTGTTGCGGCCTCTGACAAATGTCTCTTTGTATTTTCGAGGACCACATCTAATGATTGCTTTCTGTTTCCAGAAAGTCCTTCAAGCAAGGCTTCCTTAGTTGCGGACCAGTTGCTTTCAAATAAATCTGCCATTTCTAACTCCTATTTTATTTTGAAAGTCCGGCTAATTTACGGAGAGTGTCGATTTCAACTACACTTTCCGCTTTGTCATCGGCTTCTGTTATTACAGTTGCCTTATTACCAGTGTGTTCACTAGTAACTGATTCTGACAACGTCTTCTTTACTCTTGGTGTTTCGCCATCTAAAACTGAAGGCAAGTACTTGTTAAAGGACTCTTCCAGTTTTTCAGTTTTAACACTTTCAAGTAGGTCAGACATAATTTCTTTCTTCTCTTTGCCAAGTGGGGCCATTAATTCGTTGAGTTTTTCCTTTCTTTCGAAACGATCTTCTGCAACTCTTAGTTTTGATTCAGTTAATTTAACTGCATCTTGACTATTAGCAATCTTTTCGTTTGCTTCTTTTAATTTAGTCTCCATCTTAGCGATTGTTTTTTGTACTTTCTTGAGTTCTTTTGCTTCATTCAAATAGCTCACGCCATATTCATTTGCAAATGCTTCAAAAATTCTGCGACCAAAGTCATTCTCACGAGCCTTAGTAATGTCTTCACGGAAAGATCTAACTTCATTAACAATTACGCCATTAACAACGCCTTCGACCTTGTTTGCGGCTTTCTTAATAAAGTCTTTCTTGGCTTCTGCTAATTGCTTCTTGCCTTCTCTTACCATTTTGACTTTCTGTTCCACTAGACCTTTTTTGTCTTCATGGAACTCGGATAGTTCACTAGCAAGTTGACCAGCAACAAAATTATCTAATTTCGTTACATGTTCACTTACCCTGGCTCTATCTGCTCTTAATTCCTTAACTTCTTTAGCAACTGCTTGAGTTACAAATTTGTCAAGTTTTTGAGCATGTTCACTAATGGCTTTGTGATACTTAACTCGATCACCAGCCAGTGATTCTTTTTCTGCGGCAATTTCGGCCACTTCTGCTTCAACTTTTTCAGTTACGAATTTATCCATTGCTTCAACGATTAGACCTTTGTCATGCTCGTATCTTTGGGCAAATTCTTCTCTAAGTTCAGCAGTAAGTTCCTCTCTTGCTTCAGAGATTTTCTGTTCCCATGCTTCTTGTAGACTAGTCTTAACTTCTTCAGTTAATTCTGCGCCTTCAAGTAAGTCATTAAATGTCACTGCCATAGTAGTCTCCTACTTCTTCTATAGTTTGAGATCATTTATGAGCTTGTGAATTTCGCTCAATAAATGCTTTTCTGCACTTTTATCGTGTGTTACTGCTTCAGCAATGCCATGTAACATAGCACCGCCTCGCATGTTAAATAAACTTTCATAGATAGTCTTTGGGTAGGCATCTGGTGCACTGGGCTGGGCCACAATGTCCACAGTAACAATATCAAAGTCAGAAACTTTACCTGACTCATTAACGTTACCGGAACCTCTACTTGAAACGCCCAGTTTTGCTCCTGCCTTAAGTAATGCTCTCGCAATATTACCCATAGGTGTATCTATAATCTTTAATTTACCTAGACCGTCACTGTCATTGCAATGCATTTCTGTAATGATATGACTAACTCTGTCTAGGTTGATCTGTAATTCTTCTGGATGATCTAACTCACCCATTACAGTCTCACCTTGTGATAGTCTAGATTTAACACTTTCTACTGCTTTTTTAATTTCATCTTTGGGATATACTCTACCGTTTTGGTTTTTTACATCACCTTGTATGAAC